AATCCATGCCCAACAGCGAGAGAAGCATTAAATGCAGCTTGCGTTCCCGTTGCAGTTAAAATAGCAGCAACTAAGCCTCCATGCGCTATAGTGGCACCAGTCGTAGCACCTGCCAAGGTTGTTTGAATAACCGCACCAGATCCTGTGGCGACATTATGAGCAGCTTGAGCAGCAGTTGTGGTTGTTAAAACCGCCTTAAGCGAAAGAAAAAGATGAATAGCAGACATTATGCCACTAATAACCCGTCCAGTCTGCGAATCTAACATTCCGAAAGAGTAGCCTAAATGCACAACATCCATGGCGATTGCACGAAAAGCATAGGAAGCCCTATTTTCTGCACGAACAGCTATACTGATCTCATGGAAAGACATTACGTAGAAGCCTCCCTAATGGCTTGGTCAACCGCTTGATTGAGTCTATCCCAAATTCCAGGCCAACAATATTCCAGAGCGCGTCGAATGAATCTGCGTGCCTGCATAAAACGAGTGCCAAACTCAACAAAGTAGGCATAAAACGCCGTAGCACCGGCTGTCAGAAGCCAACCTTCAACACGACTAAAAACAGTAGATCCAAGAAAGCCTGTCCTTCGTGGAGCAAACGATTTAATCGTATTCTCCAAAACCAAGCCGCCTTCCACAAACTTGTCGTGAATCCGCTCTTGCATGGCTAAGTCTAATCGCTCAAATTTCCGCTTTAATTCTTCAACTCCGAAAACTTCGATATCTCCCTCAACTGACATTGCGCCTTGCCTCCCGCTTTGCCTTCTCCATTTCCTCCTCAGTTTGACGATCTATCTCACTTAGAATTACGATGAATCGCTGGATTGTTTTTGCAGGTTGTCTTGCGAGCTGTTTTGGGGTCCAGCCAAACTCTTTGCATAGCCGAAACTCTGAAAGATCTTGGCTCGGCTTTCCTCGTCTAATTGCTCCAATAAAAAACGTAGATCCTCATGTGTTATGCCATTCAACTCGTTGACAATCTTTGAGAATAATTCACCGAGTTCAGTCGGAATCCCGATATCTTCGCCCAAAAGCTTTTCAAATGATACAGGGTTCTGGGGCGGTTGCTCCTTAAGACTAGCAAAGATTGTTTCAGCCTGGATAGCGACAAAATCGCTGCTCTCAACCTGCCCGGATAGCTTGCTATACTTTGTATGCTTTTGGATTATGTGACTTCGCTTAGCCCAGGTGATTTCCTGAAAAACATACTTACCCGCATATTCTTCGCCGAATTGATTGTCTAGATTAATTTCTTCTTTTCGCATTCTGAATCATCTCCATAGTTGCCAGTCGATTCCTAATTGCGGTGTTGACGTCCTCAAGCACAATGTCTTGCATCCATTTCGGAAACTTCAAGATACGTTGACCAAGCATTTCCCACATCTGCATCCATTTCTTCCGCAATTCAGCTTCCCGACCAAAATTCTCCAAACCCTTTATTTCAGCCATGTCAAGCACCTCAACTTGTAGCTATAGCCACAGGACCCTTAGCCGTAAAGTTCGCCTTAGCACAAATCAAATCTTCCAGATACTTCGAATGCGTGACATTATCCCACTTGCAGCCTGGAAAAGTCGCTTTACACGTTCCGCCAAGACCAAATTCTAAGGAAAACGCTGTATCAGCTAACGCTTCATCCATTTCAGCCTTACTCTCAAACTCAAAAGCTAATTCTCCACTGAGATCTCTTTTGCCAAACGGAATGTACTTCGCAAGATGCCCATCTGAAGTGCGAATAACTGGTACTCTTCTAGGGTTATTGTTGATTTCGAACTTCCAGTCAGTCACGCGGTCTAAAGTTGTTGTATCCTTTTTGACGTAGGTTTCATTGAAAGCGACGGCGCCAGCATAATCCGCATATGATGCTCCCGTGATCTTTGCAGTTCCTGTCACGAGGTCTTGACCTTCAAATTCCAAAGTTGCCTTAATAACATCTTCAATACTGCATGCCAATGAAGCCTTGCCAATACGCATGCCCTTGAACAACAGCGAGATAATATCTGTCGCTGAAGCAAAAACCCCTTTATAGTAAATCACTTGACAACTTAGGCTCTTATCCAAGTCTATTTTAGCCCATTGCAAAAGATTTATCGGAGCATCAGAGGGCACTACATAGCTAACTTTCAAGCTAGGTTTACGAAGACCTTTCTTAATTAGTTGCAAGTCATAGCTGCCTACTCCACGTAGTTTGATATTGCTGGGATCAAACCCCGGGTCGATGACATCGCAGGGCATGCCTAACATCGCTGGATTCGTAGGTGTAGTTCCAAAGACGCTTTCCTCGACATAATAGAATCGCTCCTCATCCGTTCCATAGGTTTCAACCATTTTCCATCACCATAACTAGAATACTCCTGAAACATTGACGATGAACCAAGCCCTTAGCACAAACTCAGTGCTGTGCAAGTAAGGCTTGAAATCCGTAACCAACACATTCTTGAAACTCTGAATGTCGCAATGAGTTATGCCCGCAACCTGAATCGTGCACAGAATAAAATCGCAGTACAGGACCGCAGGCGTAACACCATCACTCGGGTTCGTGGTTTTGGCCAAAAGCCAAACATAGCCGCTCGAATCAATGAAATTAGGCCAGTTGGCAGAAATCGTGATAGTGAGGGTTTCGTCTCCGCTACCAGATCCAGACTGAGCCTCTTGCCAGGCGGAAGCGACATGATTCCAAATCTTGATCGTCGCTCCATTCCCTCCGGGAGCGGTTCCATAACCTTCGAAACTTAGCACAATTTGCTTGACACACTGTTCTCGCGGCTGAACCTTGAAACGGAAAAGCACCATAGCATATTGATTGTTAACGCCATGGCTCTTGCTGTGGCGCACATCATCGCTACTCCACAATTTCTGGTAGTTGGCAACTGAAAGCTCATTCCAAGAACTACTGCTAGGCACTAGCTCACTCGTGGCGCCAGCATCAAAAGCCTTGTGCGGATCTCCACTAGGGTACCCAAGCCCATAGAAGTTATAAACAGTTTGATATGGCAAATTGCGATTCTCACGGATAATAGCCTTGACTTGGGCTGCTATCTTGTTCCGCATAACTTTTCCCGCGTCAGAGCCTGAAGCGGTCTTATCTGCCGCGAAAGAACTGCACTTGATCAACGCGACTTCTTTACGGAGACGACCATCACCGCTGACCCGCTGATCAAAACCCTCCATCATGCTAAGACAGATTTGGCCATCATACTCCTTAAGCAACTCCCTATCATAATTCCCTTCGGTTATGAGTAAACGAGCAAGAGAACCGTTATCCTTGACAACCCGTATCCTACTATTGATGAGCCGAATCAAAGTGTCAACAGCATCCTCGAGCTCACTCAAGTTGCCAAAAGCCTCCTGGCGACTGATTTGAAATAAATCGTCTGATTCTCGTAGGTGAAAGGTTGCAGGGTTTGAATCTCGTAGTCCTCACCCTTTCGCCGAATCTTGTCATGATTGCGCACTGGCACAAAAGTGTAGAAGGCAAGATAGTCATAAAGCAGATATCCAGCCTCAAGAAGCACCTCTTCAGCTCTTACAGGCGAAACAATCGCCAAAATGTCCAAAGGTTCGCCATAACTAACAGTCTCAACAGCCTGGCGAATCGGATACAGCAGGACAGCTTCACCTTTACTGTTTAGGATCTGCGTGAATCGAGTCAACGGCTCCTCATAGTTGAGAAACATTCGAGCCAACCATGTCACGTTTGCCATAGCTTTTTGAGCTGCAATCGGACTATAATCAGTGAAAACAGGTCCCCAATACAGAAACTCATCACTATACTTTTTGATGACTTCATAAGCAAGTTTGAAACTTGGCGGGTCCCGCTCGCGACGTATTCTCCATAAAATCCCTGATGTGATCGCGTCATAGTAGGCACATGCGGGGAATCGTGTGGTCACATCGAGGTAGCCAGGCCAACAAATCTCAGGCCAATACGCAGGATATATTCCAGATGCTCGTATTGCCTGGATAAAGTTGTAGACACGTTGACATGTTAAGCTCCAACTTTCGTAAACATATAAACCCAAAAGCGCGAAGCTGACAGGATCATCATAGACTTCAGTATCATTAATGCCGACTCGATACCAGACTCCAGATCCAGAGGGCGGAGGCTGATAATACAAGTAGAGCTGCTCAAAACCAACACGCAAAAAACCAGCGGCATCAGACATCATACCGTTATACCGCGAAGCATTGGCCACATCATAAGTGTCAGCCAACATCTTCAAGCCGATGAAATTATATAAGCACTCAATAGTCATGACCGTACTCCAATTGTTGCTTATGTCAACATAGTTTGCGAACCCACCATAATATTTGTCATGAATCCCAAGGACCGCAGGCTCATGCTGCATCGTATAGAGAAAAGTGTAGCCAGCAAGCTTGGCAGCATCAAGATAGCCTGCTGTGCCGATCAATGTATATGCTTTGAGAAGGGCTGGAATCACACGTCCTGCATCGATACTCCAGTATTGCGTTGAAGATTCGCTGGACTTGAACCCGCCATAAGCTTTCTTTGCAGGGTCGGTGCATTGCTGTGTCAACAGCCAGTCGACTAACTCAATGATTTTTGAGCGGATCTCGGTTTGCTTGGAAGCGAATTGAGTAGCAGAATATGCTTCGTAAAGAAATTCGATAGCAAAGGCAGCTGGAAAGGCGCCTTTTCCAAAATCCTTGTCTCCATGGTCGACTGTCCCGCCTTTGGCTACATAATAAGTGTAAGCAAGATTGTTTTTCATCGTCACTACATTGCCAGCAACGCTATCAACTTCGTTCCATTCAGCATGGGCAGAATCCTTGATTTCAACCTGCATGCCAGCACTGAACTTAGTGCCATCCGTCACAGTAACGTTTTTCTGGCCAGCTGGCGGATCAGCAGCCATAGCCGTCGTGATCACATAGAACCAAGGCGCATAATGCATCACAAACTGGTAATAGGCATCAGGAACGGCGCCCATTTTACGCAGTCACCGCCCTAAAACCCGAGCCCTTAAGCCCCTCGATTATTTTCACGGCTTGTGCATGAAGAAACTCCAAATTGCTGCTACTAAATCCAGAAGCCGAGCTGCTAGATTCGTTGACAGCAAGATCTCCAACTCTGAAACTGAGACCCGCAGCGGAGCCCCCCGTAATTCGACACGCACAATATATCGCCGCAAGATTCCGAATAACAACAGCCTGAGCCTTCGTACAATTTGCTGAGTCAACACTTTCGCCAATCTCAGTTTCTAGGGTCTCTGCAGCATCAATAATAAACCCATTAACAACATTGTCAGGCGCCTCAGCTGCATTAACATTAATTCGATCTCTAACTTCACTAGGAGTTACAGCGACCAAAGCTTAGCCTCAAGGCTACTAATGTTTGAAACTATGAAAGAAGCATGTTTTAAGGCTAATTCAACAAAATAGAACAATATGCAACGTTATTCTACGAAGTAGCTTTAGATTTATAGGCTTTCACGCCCTTACGAAGCAACATCTCAATAGTGTTACTCCAATCAGGCTCAACCCTATCCCTTTCAGTCGCCGACTTGATTTCGTCCAGATGAATATTTTTTATTTCTACAATTAGTTTACTAGAAATTGTTGCTGTTAGGCGGATTTTATTATTTGGAGCCATTTTAGCCTCCCTTCTCAAGTTTTTTCAATCTCGCCTGCAAATCATCAACTTTGTCTGCAAGTTGCTTAACCGCTCCAGTCAACAGACCGCATAAAGCGCCTAAATCCATGAAATCATGGTAGCCTTTAGCTTGCTGAATCTCGCCTTTTGCATCGACAATGTCTTCTGGTTCGTATGCTTTCAATTCGTCTGGAACGGTTGAATAATCAACGGAAGGTAAACCTTTTTTAGTTATCTCAGTTTTATGAGCCTTAATCTTTCGGACCAAGGCGATGTCGTCAAGCGCATCGAAAACTGAATGTTCCTTGTATTTTACATGGTCGGCGTAAACGCTGTTGAAGTAGTATGCGCTTGTGCCAACATAACTGTAATCTGCCGTTGCTGGTCTCAACGTGCTGTGAGTGGATGTTGCATAACTAAAATAGTGTGTGCCAGCTCCGGGATCACGAAGACTTAATACAACTAAGTTTCCATTCACATTTACATAATTAGCGTATACACCAGCCCAAAAATGTGTAGCATCACCCAAATACCCAGATCCGCTATCCTCGGGCAAAAACTTGTTGCTTCCTGGGTCTCCTAAATAATCTTTCGTATAAAGGTAGAGAATTGTTGGAGTAGATGTTGTCGGTATCTTACCTATGGTTGTTGGCTTCAGGTGGTCGTCTAAATGGTCATGTGCAGAAGGCGGAAACGTAGAAGGCTTGCCAGTTAATTCGCCCCAATCAACTTGTCCCCATCCAGGTAGAGATGCACCCATTTTGAGAACATAATTAAGTGTTCCCTTTGCAAGTCGTGACCATTTAGGTGTGGCGTTAGCGATAATTATGTCTCCAGCGACTACCGCAGCAGCCAAAGTATCGCTATGAGTAGCAGAAAGAATATCGTGAACTCCGCCTCCCCCACTTGAAGCGATTTCTACGTTGACTCTTTCGTTTGGCGCGTCTTCGGCAACATTAAGCGTTATGTTTGCGCCAGCCTTAAAGTTGACGCCTTGCCGACTGCCTTTATCAACGCCTTCTTGCTGCACGTTTACTTGTTCTGTGAACAGATTTGGGTCAAGAGCGTGCTGATGGTCGTCTCTGGAGTAGTCAGTTCCAGTTCCAGATTTGCCGACTTTCGCTACGGCTTTTGGAACAGCGTCGCTTGCACCCATGCCTTTTAACTTCCGTGCATCATTTTGATAGGCTTGAATCTGACGCTTTTGTCAACTGCAACTGTGTTAGCGCAAATTACTTGGACACATGATTCAGCAGTGTCCGAGCCAGAAGGCAAATTAGACGTAACTTTCGTCGCAATTTCAACGCCGTCTTTCCAAACAGTTATGTTCGAACCCGTATGCTTCACACGTAATTTATACCAAGTTCCCTGCGCAAGCGTTGTCGACAAGTCTGTTTCAGTTAGGGTTGCGCCGTCGGCTGCAAGACCCCAAAGCGCTGTATTGACGATTTTGATTCCAAACCTTTTGCCTACAGCGGTTTCGCCGATGTTGTTTGAGCCTCCCCAGAGAATCCAGATTTTAATGTTCGTGGCGTCTGGAATGTAAATGTATAACTCGAATTGTGGATATTTGCCGTAAACAGCGTCACCCATTGCTGGACTTGCTGGCGACCAAATGCAGTAAGCAGCGGTTTTATCGTTAAGCGTAGCGCCAGAAGTTAAGATTCCATAGAGTGCTGTAGCGGTTAAAACTCCGTTTCCAGTTTTTGTTAATCCGCTAGGTTGCATCGTATCGCTAAATCCATTTCCGAAGAGGACGCCTTCCGCTTGGCTCAATCCTTCAGTCATAACTTGTTTCTTCGTCGAACCATCGTAACTGACATAGTAAGCATCTAAGTCGCTCCGATAGAAGAGTATTCCTTCTGCAAGCGTTGGATCTACTGTTTGATTCGTTAATTTAAGGTAAGCTAAAAGCCTTGCGCCAGAAGCTAGCAAATATTGTGTATGGTCATCATCACCTAGTCCTGCGAGTAAGTCATGGTCTTTCGTTGTTATGTTTGCGATGCTTGAAGTTGCCTTATTGATATCTGCCCAAGCATGAGCATTTGTTATGGCTGCCAATGCACCATGTTGACCAACAGTTAAAGCACCCGACCCGCCGCCGACAACATCTGGATGTTGCCCTGTTGTTGCCCTTACGCCATGTAAACTATCTGAAAACGCGGTCCACGCAGGATCATTAGCACCCATTACCAAAAAGTAGTTTGCACTGCCTTTTGCAAATCTAGCCCATGCAGGCGTAGAATTCGCAACAATTAAGTCACCACGAATAGGTGTTCCCGAAACAGTGTTATTGTGCGCTGCTGGATTTAGGAAGTCATGTGCAGCCGGCGTGCCTAATGACTGCATGTGGAATTTTCCATCTGCTGTCTTATAGACTATTATAAAGTCATTTTGAAAGTCTGCGACTAATTCTTTTTCTAAGCCTCCTCGTGCAGACGCTAAAAAGCCACTTGTTATAATTGATGTGGGTAAATCTGGAATATCTAATACTGCCCACTTTCCTGAAGTGCTAATTTTCGATTTTACTATAGCTGCTGCGGCATCAATATCAGCGTCTTTTAACCAACCTGCGTCTTGTTTATAGACTTTTTTATAAACCATTTTTCATCAACTCACTTGAACTTTTACTTTTCCTGTCGCATCATCGAAATATAATTCTCCCTCAACAAACATATCTTCATCCCCTGCCTGCAATTCATACGGCGCTGCGTCAGTTACTTTCCAAACGCCTGAAACAGGCATGTAAGGTCTAACTAAATCTGCGCCATCAATTTCGTGGCGGGATGCATGGCTTTCAGAATGATGTATGTCAGGATTAGCCTCGTGAATCGTCAATTCCAAACTTGATGCGAAGTCAGGATTATGCGCCTCGTTTCCATGTTCCTTAGGTGCATGGTCTTGAACTTGCACTTTCGTTGAACCCTCAAGTTTCTCGCTGTTATCAACAATGCCATTATCATTAACATCATATACTGCCTTAGTCATATCGCCAGATCCAGTACCTGACCCGCCACCGCCGCCGCCCTTGCCTGGAGCCTTCGCAAGAATCTCGCTTGCGTGCATTCCATCAACCATATCCGCGTTTAAGCCTGAACCGTGACCTTGGGGAAGCTTCTCCAGCAGCTCCTCGCTCTCCTGAGTTTTAGCTCGATCAGCAAGAAGTCGCTTATTCCGTTCAAGAATACTACGAGGATCCTCAGCCATCAAAACACTTCCTTGTGCCATGGACAACTATTTCCCAAGGCTCACTCTGCGAGTAATCCCACTTAACAGAGAAATCCCAATCTGGATAGGCACGAAGCTTGTCTTGGAACCATTGAAGACTGAAATCGTGCAAGTGTAGAGGTTTCGTTTCGTCCTTGCAGGAGAGATGTTCTCCATTCGGACACCTAACCTCAACGTGCCCAGCTGAAATCCTCATCACTTCGCGCAGGAACGCTTCAGGATCAACCAAATGCTCGATAAGATGCCAACTGTAAGAACCCTCAAACGCGCCATCCCTAAAAGGCAAGTGACAAGCGTCAGCCTTAACAAAATTCGGAATCTCATGAACATGCAGAGCGACGTCGTCATTTACTCTCTGATCTACACACCGGTGAGCCGTGGGCTCAGGAAACAAATCAACATTCACGTCGCCAGTAGGCCTATGCCCACAACCAACATCAAGCATCCGAAAAACAGGTTTACCACGTATATGCTTAATATACGTAGTAAGAGGCCACTCCGGCAAATGCCCACAAACCACACGGCCATCAACCTTCGCAATAAATCCTCGACTCTGAACATCATACATAAACAAGATATCCTCCCCGACACCTGAGAGATACCTAAAGCGTATGCCCGCCTCGAGAACACGACGCTTGATAAGCGTGCAACTCATCCCAGCAAAAACCCAACCCGAAACAATCTGGCCCTCAACAGCATTACGAGGCAAATACCACACTTTCATAGATTCATCCATAAACCCACAAATCAACCTATTCCGATCATCGTGAGACTGAACAACGCCCTGAGCCACATCGACATCAAGCCCGAAAAGCTTCTCAAAACCATCCGAAGGAACCTCAACATCACCCTGGATAAGCCACAAATAATCATAATCCCCTTTCAGGCACTCTTCAATCAATGCATTCTGAGCTTGAACGATCCCAGGCAAATCAAGATCTTGTGTAGGCGGAGAAACAAAAACGGTGTACTTTGCAAAAGGAGAAACCGCCGCTACAGCATGAGACAGAACCGTCTCTCTCCATCTCCGAAAATTGTCATTATCTCGAAGGCTCGGAACGCCCACAAGCACTTTTATTTGGTCTTTTTCGATGGTTTTTTTTCGAGTAAAGGGGCAGCAGGCACGGTCTCAGCCGCAGGCTCAACCTTGCTAGGCAGAGCCACAAGCTTCGGCTTCTCCTCTGCGCGCTCAAGCCATTTCTCGCCCTCATAACTCGCGGGCAGCTCCACGACATCGCCAGGCAGATACGTCTTGCCCTCAGCATCCGTGAAGCCCAGCACGCTTCCCTTGCCTTTCTTCAGTCTAAACTTCAGGTTCTATACCTCCTTTTTGTTGATCATGTTTGATTGACTAAAAAAGGGGAAAAGATACAGAGTTAACTCGGCGCCGCTTAAGTCAACCCTGTAATTTCACAGATTGAAGTGGGTCTTTTTATACGCGGCGCCAAAACTTCAAACACTTTGCATTGCAGATTCATGTCTGGATCTTGCTGCGTGAAGACCGAAAGGTCTTGGCCGATAACAAGTTCAAAATTCTCTTGTGAAGGCTCGACTACGAGGGCTATTGTTGTCAATCCACCGCTAGTGAATAGGCTGTCGCTGACGTAGATGCCTGCTTGGAATAAGTCTCTGATGACTTCGATGTATTTTACAGCTGTGTTGCTTACTAGGGCCCTCAATTTTGCAGCCCATGCTGATCGTAGGATAGCAGCATACGGTCCTGTGTGGCCACTGGCTTCCAATTTGCCAATCGCAGCGCTCAAATCGGTGAGAGCAGTTGCTCCCCATGCTCCACCGCTTGCCTGCGTATTGCGGCCCGTCGCCGTAGCTAGTCCTTCAATGCCCAATGCAGTCCAGCCTGTGTACTCGCCCGAAAGCAGCAGTTTATCTTCTTCCTCTGCACACTGTCGCGCAGCGTTCTCCGCTTCCTGAGTGTCAAGTGGTAAGCCACCGTTGCGACTTGCGTCCAAATCGCGCCACCAAATCGTGAACTCCTTATGAATCACAGGTACGGTAACATCAAACGGAGTTTTCTCCGAACGATCCTTATTCTTAGCTTGTCCTTGAAGGCTGATGCGAGCCTGCGACATGTCCGAACGCTTGTACCCACGCACTGTAACGAAACCGGCGTTAGGCAACTTGAAGACCGGGAAGAGTCGACGCCCAATAAGTGCGGGCTTAACAGTTTCAACGATCCTGTTGTCAATGTAAATCATTTCTTCGTCTGTGAGTTGTGCGGTATCCATTCCAACACGACTAAGCCTTTGCATTTTCATCAAGACTCCTAACTTGCCGTAGCAGGTTCATGCGTCGGCCTGAATAGCACTAGAATCTCTGCGTCAACCGTCACGTTGCTCGCCTCCATGCTTAAGCCTACAATGTCACCTTGAGCGCCGAGCACACCTACAGCTTGCTTCGCAACCTTACCAAGTGCGGCACATACAAGTCTATCGCCCCTAACAACGTTCTCTGATGCCAGCAAAGTGAGCTTAGCAAAGCACTCGCCCTGTACGACCATCGCTTGATCGCCAACAGCATAGGGCGTTGCTTCCAGTTTTTTCGGATCCACATCCAAGAATCCGATCAGACCCTTACTCTTCGTCGTAGCTTCCTTCACCGTGCCATCAGCAGTATCAGCGATTACGAGACGCCCAGCAAGCATCGCTGCAGCCGTAGCGTTCGTGCCGATTTCCATCTCAACCCGCAAGGGATCTCCAGCCACAATAGGCTGATTTGCGGGCTTTACAAGCCATTGCGGCATACCTAAGCAGCTCCCTGAGCCTTACGTTTCTGCGCCGTAGAAAAACTAAGATCGCCAACCGTGAGACCCTTCTCACGATCACTCAAGCCAGCACCCTGAACACCAAAACGCACACTATTCACCTTCGGCAACATTGCCTGATCCAACGTAGCCCGAATATTCTTCAGATCCTCAATGCTCTTGCCCACAAGACCATCCATTTTGAAATTGCTACGAGGCATGATTTCGCCAATGAGCTTAGCCTTCTCCTGGCCTTCCAACACGTCATTAGCAGCCTTAAGCTGCGTAGTCAAATCAGTAATCATAGCATCTTTGTCGGCAATTTGTTGCTTCAAAGCAACATTATCAGCTAAAGCCTGATCCATAGTCATCTTTGCAATCTTATTCTTGTCCTTATCAGACCCACTTTTATCATTCTCTGACATACCTTTTTTCCTGCTCAAATTTTGCTATTTATAACGCCCCGTCGTGGTGGCGAGCACCATCATCTCGATGCAATTCTGCTAAACCCGTTTAGGGTATCACCGTGAAAGTAACTTACGAGAACGCTTAATCTCAGCAAACGAGTCCACATGGCAGCTAGAATCCGCTGTACCACAGACATCAGACTCAATCTTGCTGTCAGGATGATCTCGATTCCAAGAGTTCACTGCAGCACAAAGCTTCGGCTTAGCTTTCCCAGCATAGGACAGAGGCTCCCCGGTGCGAGCACCTGAAAGAGCTTGCAAAGCTGCCACAAGATGATCGTGGTCGATTTCGCCCTGAGCATTTTTAAATTCCAAATGCCTCAAGGACCTAGGCACCGTTTTACCTTCATCATCTTTTTTGCCACCCTCCTCAATGTGAGCAAAGCATTCATCCGGAAGATTGTTCACGTATTCAGTGGTCCATTCCGCATCCAGTCGGTCGTTTTTGTGCTGATTAACCCAAGCCTGCGCCTTTTCCATCGTCCAACCCTTCGCAAGCTCGAACATGTAATTTTGAATCACCGTAGACCCGCTAGAATCACTCTTCAACTTGCCAATTATCGCATGAATGCCTTCCTTGGCACTCAAAGCAATCGTGCGAAAACTACCCTCAACAAATAGGTTCGGGTCCCGGACACGTATCCGCACATAGTTCTCTGTAACCTCAGGATCCGCATGAGCCTTTACGATTAGGCTATCAATGGTCATGCCACAGAAAGGCGAAGGACAACGACCCTCAGCAACTCCAACAGCCACATGCCCAAACATGAAGTTCTGCTGCAGAAAGTCATAAGGTTCGTCTCCAAACTTGCCAGGAGTGAAGACATCTTCCGAAAAATACGCGACACTAACATCCTTGTACTTGCCATTTTTCACGCCATCTATGAAAGCCTTCTCGCATCTTGCTTTAAGTAAATGGGCATCACTGAGAACACCATTAATTTTGTCGCAGAATCTAACATTCTCAAATTTGCCCCGAATGTCCTTGGCATTTGTTACAAAAACCGTGTCTATGTGATCAAACGCGACAATCCAAGCGCCTTCTAAGGTCCAAGCGGCAGCCTTCAATTCCTGTGCAGATCGGTAACCTTTCCCATCAGCAAAAGGCAGAATCCCTTCTCTTGTCAAGATAACGTCTTTAACGACTAGCTCCTCATCTGTTTCCACAATTTTCTTTGCATCAAACTCAGCTTTACTTATTCGAATCGTTCTCATCCTTTTTCCTCCGTAACTTTGAAACAAACCTGGCCAGAAGACTCATATCGCCTTGAGAAACCGCTCCTGGACCCTGCTGAAACGGCTGCTGCTCAGCCTTCTTAACACCCAAAACAACCTGACCTGCACTATTTGGCAAAGGCTGAAGCCCTTGTTCCGCACGAATCTCATCAACCGTCATCCACGCAGTTTTGAAATTCCGAGCTTGAGCCAATTGCAACTGTACAGCAGCTTTCTGGCTCTCAGTTAACTCTAGGGCGCTATTCCAAACAATACGATAATCCTTTACGCTTGTTTGGATCTGGCCACACTCAATAAGCAAATCAATTAACTGGCGGATCCCAGGTTCATAGCGACCCTGTGCATCACTTACAATTTTACTGTAATCAAGTTGATTGGTCTCGCTCCCTGTCACGGCACCTGCCTGAACTCCACGAAGAATAGGAGCAGGCACACCAGAGCCCGTGCTAATGCTCTCAACTACAATATTGTTATACGGTTCAGGATTGAGTGCCTTGCCGGCGACACCCTTAAACTCAAACTTCGTCTTTTCATTATGCAAGAAATACGTGCGAGCTTGCAAATTTTTGAAATGTTGACTCGCCTCAAGGTCTTCTAGGTCTTTTTTGTTGGCGCCTTGAATTTCGACATCAGGAAAACCGCTTCCATAGCGAAATATCGTCTGGCCAAGACCCCAACGAACATTTCTCAAAACCGTAATATCATCATATATGCATTCTAGTACGCAAAGACCTTTGTAATTATGGTCCAGAAGCCTAGTAGCAAAATGAATGGCACGGCTATAATGCAATTTCCGCTGTCTTGCACTTATTTCGTTCAAAGTGTATAAAACAGGAAGACCATACCTGCTGCTTTTCTTGTTCTTATCTTCCTCGCTACTTTGCACCGTAAAATGCAAATCACCAGCATAGGCGAAAAGCTCACGTATCTCCTTCGGAGCCTTAACTGGCTTGCTTAGATCCTCACCATAATCCACGAAGGTCATGGCAATTATAGCCCAACCGAAACCACGCTCAAACGCAGCCATCTGAGAGAAAATACTCTTTGCGTCGAGTTGTGCAAGGACCCGCTGCACTTCCCTATCAAAACCTGGATCAGGCTTCTCCGCAACCTCTTCAACTTTAAACCATTTGTCGAACACGTCGTGAGCGACTTGAAAAACCAATCTATTGGCCACTGGCTCACGTTTTATCGCAAAAAGCAAATCTTGGAGATCAATCTGTTGCCCAAAATCAGCCATAGCACTTGAAGCGCCGGCTCCTCTAACGCCGAAAGTGTCAGCTACATCTTTACGGCTAGATTTGCGCTTTACTGCTTTTTTGGCAGACATAACAATAATCAAAACTATAAATTGGCTTCTTTCGTGAAAAACGTTGTTATTAAGCCTTAACAACAACTATTAAATCTTAACAAGGCATATTACGTAAAACTGGGGATGCAGAGAGTGAAGAAACACCCAGTAAGCATAGCCCTTTCAAAAAGGATTTTGGATCGGATAGATCAAGAAGCCGAAAAGCAAAAGCGATCAAGGTCTGACTGGGTAGAAATGTACTTTGAAGACTTTTTCTTCAAAGAGTCCAAAACTGAAGTCGCTCTCAAGCTGGGATAAAGGGAGGTGAATAAGCCAGATGTCTGTAAAAATCGGGCATAGAATGACGACTGCGTTATACTATGGTTTCGCGTTTTTCATCTTGACGATTTTCCTCGGCTACATTGCGATTAGGGCATTGAACATAATCGCTAATGAAGAGATATTGCATCCAGTCGGCGTGCCAATGCTTGTTGGTGCAATGCTTTTCTTCCTAACACTTGGCATAGCACAATCAGAACACGTAGATACCAAAGTTGCAGAAACAACGCCAACAAGCCCAAAGTAAACATCTTAGAATGGCACTTTCCATTTAGCTGCCAAAAACCCATATCTTTTTTAAAATTATTTTTACTACGAGGATACATCCAAGCTCGTAGTATCTGCTTTGATCTCCTCACGCTTTAGGCCCCAAGCCTTTCGACCAAAACGTGTCAAAGCCCACTGCATGCCACGCTTCTCAGCAACTTTTTCGCCGATCTGTTGTTGTTTAAGTTTACGATTCATGCGACGAAGAATATAGCGAATATGCCAAGGCTGATAATGCCTCGAATGAAAATGCTTGTTTAGTGCTGCGGCAATGTCCTTCGGAAGCCTGCCATCCTCACCAGCAGAATACAACTCTTCCAAAACCATAACGTCAATCTCATTCGTGCAAACAACCTCATGCACGTAGTTCTGATCATAAACAAGGTAGCCAGCCAAATCTAAACCCTTAGTAATATACCTTTGATTGCGGCGGACATCATCCAATTTCCCTTCTATACGGCGAAGGACCTTCTGCAGATGCTTGTAAGTGCCTTCTTTCTCCCAAGGAGCCCGATATTTTTTAGGCTTTTTTTCGACCTTTTGAATGGTCTCGGTTGCTTCCATCATTGTTTGATTTCGCCTTTTTGATTTTGACAATGTTGACGAATGCGGTTTGTGAAGTGGTTAACGTAGATGTCTTGTAGTGTATTTAGTACACTTAGTGGATAAAGTAGAAATACGACTCTTTCAACAAAAGAAGACAGAAACAAGCCTCTCCCAACAACATTCACGAAGCGCTTCGTAATGTTAGAAGGTTCTACTTTACTACGTATATCATAGGCCTTTCCATATACGTAGTATGCGGAGGACCTAGTCAAGAAGCAGCCTCCTACGCTCCAGCAGACGAGAACGACGCCTACGCCGATCACGACCCTTCAAGGGTCAACTCCTCCAAAATTTGTCAATTGCAATTGACTTCGATCCTTTTTCCTGTGATCAGCCTTCTCTCGAGGCGGCTCCCCTCACACTATCAGGATGTACGGCACATTTGCGCGGAAGGCGTACAACAAAATTATCTTCTTTGAAAAGATAGTTGTAAAAGCCATCACTCCAAGTTGGAGAATCATAACCTTTCTTTGGCCCCAATTTCAACAATATCTCAGCCAAAGACGGCTCCCAAATTCGCAAATCATCGATATGCGTAAATTGCATAAACAATTGATGTGGCCTGTTACGCCAAATCCCCGGCGTCTCTTTACCGCAGTTAGAACACTTAGACATGAGCAGCACTCCTTTTCGCTAGTCTCCATGCAAGCCGATTGTACAATTCTTCTTCAAACGCTTGCTCCCAAGGCTCCAAACTAGGACCGATCGGTCCTATGCCCATAAAACTAGAATTGCCCTGTCGACGTGCAGACACCAAAATCTTATACAACGCTGGAAAATCGTCAGACCTTATCCGGATAGCCTTCTCTGCCTTTGGAGAAAAAGAAAAAAAGGGAGTTTTGCGGGAGATATCTCCAGACTGCCTACGTTCCGCCAAACCTAGGTATTTTTTGCCGAACTGAGGTATTTTCGTGCTTTCACTTCCTCTTGCGAAAGAGTTTCTTGCCATCCATGTCGGTAACGTATTCAAAGCCTACCTCCAGCAGTTTGCAGGCCTCGTCCAAAGTGTCTGCAACCTTGACTGTGAACTCGTCGTTTGTTTCTTTAAATGCGGCTTTTTCCAAGTCGATATAGATCAATGTTGTTCTTAGGCTGTGGTGCCCAAGTAGTTTCATGACCCAGAGGATGTCTTTGGTTTTATGGTATTCCATTGTTGCCTTCCAATGTCTGAAAGTCGTGAAATGAATTTGCAGAAGCCTCGGATTGTTAAATTTCCTTGCTGCTACTTTGCGTTGTTCTTCGAAGCCTCTTCCTCGGCTATCTAGACTTCCTTGAAATACTGTTTCATTCACTTTTGGAAGCGTGTTAAGCCGATCTATCAATTCTCTTGAGACATCTAGGATTCTAGGTCTATGCCCCTTTACTGGATGGTTGATCGCTATAGTTCTTGTTTGTGGGTTGATGTCAATCCATCTTATCGCATTTAGTTCTCCAGGATCTGCACCAGTTTCCTTTAAGCCCTGCAAGAACATGCTCATACGTTTCCCTGTTGTCCTTACTAGAGTATCCAACTCCTCTTCTAATGGTATCCATGGCAAGGTTTCGGGTTGCTTATATCTTGGAGGGCTCCAAGTCATTCCATGCATCGCTAAGAACGGCGTGTATGTATTAACTATGTTACGTTTGTAGCCGTCACCCCAATTTGTTCGTTCTGCTATGATTTCTTTGACCTTTTCTGGGTTCAGCAAGTAGGGTCCTGCGCCGTAGCTGATTAGGCTTTTTATGTTTTCTAGCTTGCCTTTGATTGTAGAAGGTCTGTAACCTTCTTTCTTGAGGTAAAAGGCATATTCCACTAGTTTTCCTTTGATTGTTGCTGCGTCTAGTGTTGTGGCTCCCGCTGCCTGGCATTGCTTATTTTGTGTCGTGTCCACTGTGGCCAAGTTTTTCGAGCCTTCTGTCAAGAGCTCGCATACTTGACGATTACCAATATGGGCGTCTGGCAAATTTAAAATCTGTCTATCAACATTCTGAACGCCTTCAGACCGTTTGGAACCTTCCAAAAAGAGTATAGAGTCTGTACCGGGCGGGATTTGAACCCGCGAACCCTCTGAAAACCGATATCCACAGGCGCGGCACAGCCATCTTTGAGTCTGGCCATTACCACGTATATACCTAAAGCCATCCTTCCAAAGTCGTTGTGAACCACACTTGGGGCATGCCAAAGACCCATTACTACGTATATGGCTGATATACGTGGTATCCTCAAAATGCTGCTCTCCCACCAAAATCACACTCGATAACCCACATCCTTCTTTTCGCCATTACGAAGCACATTACCACGTACATCCATAGATGCACCCGCAGATCCATTGATAACCTTCTTAAACGCAAAGAGAATCTCATGCATTTCATTGACTTGTGATGCTACAGCTTCGATCTGTCCTTCCAATTTCTGTATTCGTTCAGGCATCAGCAAATATTGAATAGCAGCATCACGCGAAAGATGATCTATCTCGCCTTCCAACTCTCCTGGACTATGATCCATCTTACGCTTAGCAGTGGACACAGTAAAGTATCGACTAAGCAGCTGAGCAACAGGATCATCAATCGCCAACTCATAACCTCTACAAACTTCACCTTCAGACAATTTGCAACCATACTTCAACATCAACGATCTGGCAACACGATCAGCCAAATTCTTCGCCAAAACAAACAACTCACCAGGATGACGCCCAAACAAAGTCTCAACATGAACAATCCAACTACGACTAGTATGCCTAACAGAAACACCACACTCCAAACCAAGAAGCGCAGTCCAATTAACCATCTCAATTCTACGAAAATCCGAAGGCAACAAACCCTCAGCAACAATACCATACCGCACCTGACACTTATCCAACCTATACACACCAGACCCAAAAACAACACCCTCACATGACACGAGAAAACTTTGACCTAATGAAGTCAACTCGTAGAAGACAGCATTACTACGTCTTTTGCGGCGGACAAGACCCGCCTTCTGCAACTTCTTAAGATAATAACAAACATGCTGCTTACTCCAACCATAGATGCGCCCTATCTTAGCAGGATAGTCACCAGCCTCAATACGCTTCAGGATAGGAATAACACGGGTTCTAACACTCCTAAAGTCAAATTTGACTTTTGACTTTCCACGACGAAAATTTTGACTTCTTGATGAAGAAGGCTCAGCCAAAAAGAGATCACCTAAACCGAGATTGTCTCATGTGGCCTTAGTTTCTGAAATTCTTCATGACAGGCGAGACATAGATGCGGACAATAATCCTCAGTTTCAGAATGAACCCAACAGCATTGATACGGATCTACTGATTCCTGCCCACGGCTTTGGTTAAGCAAGAAAATTCGGCTTCTTCCACACCTATCGCACCTATCACGAATATTCGCAATTAACTCACCTAAGCCGGGCTCTAGTCTTCCATCGTACACTTGCCCAGTTTTTCTCGCGTATTCCCAAATGACTTTGACGAGATCGTTCTTCCACTTAGGCTCATTCAGTTTGTCAGTCATTTTGCAACCTCCCGGTCCTGTGGCAGAATAAATGGTAAGCCTAAGGCTTCGAAAACTTCCTCTTCCGTTTTGCCTGCTATGACCTCACCCATACCGGATAAACACGGAAAGTTATAGTCGACTACTCCTCGGCTATACTCCAGTCGTAAGCCCTTGGCCAAAGCAAGATTGCAGAGATACACATTATGTTCGGCGCTGCCGGTGCGGACTAGAAGCAAAATACCCCATGTACTCTGTGAAGCCCGATACAAATCAACTTGGATATGGCCCTTGCCTGTTCTGCTTATGAAGGGAAGATACAATGTAGCTAATTTGTCACCCTGTTTCTCAGTGATGGCATCATACTCGTATCTTATTGTCTTGATGATTTTAAGCCAAGAATCAGGTTTAGGCTGCACAACAATATCAATGTCATTGATTTTCCCTTGGCGCCTTCGAATGCTACCCGCAATCTGCGCCTTCTCACAGAAAGGCTCGATCTCAGAAAGGATTTTGAAGGCTAAAGGCTCAACCTCAGACCGATCCAAATCGCGCAATATCGTAAGATCCTTCTTTCTAGCCTCATCTGGAAATAACGAAGTTTGTTTCTTAGTCATTTAGGCTTCAACCTCTTTTTGTAGATTCTTGATAAGTTCTAACGCTTTTTCTGGCGAATTAGCTTCAACATGGAATGATTTAGCCTGAGTTAGGCTTTGAATAGTTACTGATAGAATGGTCTTTTGCGGAGATGGTTCCTTTTTCCAAAACTTCCACTTCATCAGGCTTTAGCCTCCTTTTTGCCTTCGAAAACCACGTCCGGCGCCAACTTCCAACGATTACGATCCGTGTGTTTCATGCCTAAAATGTGCTCTTCCACAAGGTCCTTCAAGGCGCCATTAATGGCTTGTTCCGTAGCGTTAAAACTGTACTTCTCAATGAGTGCTTTGCTGATATCGCCTACGCTTTGCCAATTGTTGAAAAAACCATCTCTAGCCAAGGCCATGATCTTACCCTTAACCGTGTCAGTGCCCACCTTCGGCGCATGCTTCTTAACTTCCTCAAGATCCACAATCGTCTTGACTGGCTGCAGGCCTATAGATTGGCTACCAGTAGGTAATGCCGTAGGCTGCTGCGTAGGTAAAACATCAAACAAAGCATCTCTAAACCTTTTCAACGGTTGAAGCTCGCTAAGTTCCTTCTGTAGGCGTGTGACTTCTTTATCCAGCATATTCGCCCTTTCAGCGATAGGCTCAAGTTTCTGTATTTGCTTCTGAAGCTTCTCGAACTCCGTCTTATCGACTGATGCATTCACCGATGCAGGCGCCGATTGGCTTTCGATCATCTCTTTTACTGAAAGTTTGATGTTCGCCTTTTGCTGAACCTCGTGAAGCTTGGTTTCAAGATCCCGAATCTTGCGCTTAGATTTCTCCAGTTCGGAACCTTCTACCTGTTCTTTCTCCATGGCAGCCGCAATTGATTTGCTCAATTCATCGATAGTTTTCTTCACTTCGGTCGGTCTGGGCGCAACATATTCCAAACGTGGAGTCTCAGCACCATGATGCGTCACTCGAGGCGCCGTAACCTTAAGCGTACGAGTGTTCTTGCCCATGATGACAAGCCATTCGCCCAAACCAAGATCCAATAATTGGGAAGCATCAATCTTTACGCCGCGCTGCCGCACATACTTTAAACATTCCTTATCAATGTAGCCGATGTCCTGGTCACCGAATTTCCCATAAAAAGTCAAGTTAGCAAGTTGACGAATAGTGAAGTTAAGCTCCTGCGGTCTCTGACTGCTGATAATGGCGATGATGTTGAGTTTTCTGCCCTGCGTGAAACAATCCTTGAAAGCCTTGATCATACGATTGTAAACCCAAGGCGGCGCCACGTGGCCACTGGGAGAACGAGGCGCGTATTCCTGAGATTCCTCGGGAATAATCAACAAGGGACGGTGATAATGCTCCTGCAATTTCATAACTGCGTTGAGAAATCGTGAAACCCAATCAACTAGCTTCTCTTCGTCCTCAACAGCTGAAGTGTAGAAAATCATGGAGATTCCGTTTTCAACCACAGCCTTAGCGTAGATACCGGGCGACGTCAAAGCAAACTCCATGTCCTTCGCATGTACTCCGCCAACACTAAGAACGTCAAACTTCTCCTTCAACGTGAAATACTCGTCACGAGGCTGAAAAATAACGACCGTGCCGCCCTGCTGCAAAAACTGCTCCGCAATCAAACTGTTATTCCATGACTTGCCTGAACCTGGACCGCCAAGCATAGCTATACGTAAGCCTTCACGACACCAAGGCTCAACATCGCTGTCAATGACAAAATCTTCACTCAAACGCAACTTCATGCCAATTCACCTAATTTGGTTTAGAGAATGGTTTGTTGCGGGAAGAGTCTCCACGACAAAGATCTTCTTCCAAAGTGCTTTTGCGCTGCCAGCATTGAAGCAGCAACCCGCTAGAGGTGATAAACACAAGTGAAGACAAACCACAATTTTTCTCCCCAAACGAGTCTAACTCGTTTTCGGTAAATTTGTTTGAGGATTAGGGCCAATATTCATGGAAACTATGCTGCCGAATGGATATTGCTGGAGCAACGCAGAATCCGTGCTAGTAATTATATGCCTGTGAGCACCATCCCTACTTTTCAAAGATACTCTATAGATAATTTTGTGCTGACCTTGCTTAACCTGCTCAGTTTTGCTACGTCCAACAACTTCAAAGAGAATTGATTTGGTCTTCTCGCTCATTTGCAAGCCTCATTAATTTTGAATTCTAGGCAAAATGACTCCATGTCTTCTAGAATTTCCGAGATCTCAATAGTCATTTTTCCTTCGTAAGTTGCATAACCGAAAAAGAATTCTTTTTCTTCTTTTGAGAGACATTTAACGACGTTCTCAACAAATTTTGGCAGATTGAATTTCTCAAGAGCCTTAGTCACTACAGTTATAATTTTCTTATTGATTTTGTCGACAGTTTCATCTGCTTTGTTTATTAATCTACAAACATCTTGAGCCTTCTCTTTGGTGTCGTATTCTTCATGGTCAATATTGCCTTTTACAGTACGAACTACCCATTTACCCTCTTTTTCAGACACCTTCCAATTCACTTGCAAGCCTCCAGCTCTAAGTCTAGCAGAAAGTCGAAGCCGCAGACGTGAGACGCCTGGACGCCTAGGTCCTGAGAAATACAATTATCCGATTCACCTAAAGAGAAAGGAGAGCCTAAGCGCCTTTCAGACTCACCCAACGGCTGGAGCCTCCATCTTGGGTAGTTGATAGCAAGATTCGAAAAGCCAGCAGATGTAGTAGGGTCCTACAGCACGCTTTCGCTTACTGCAATACCAAGGCTCGCAATCACCATTTACTTCCTTGTTTTGCTCCACGTGGCGGCAGATAGCACAACGATCCAAATGCAAAAGGACTAACCCTCCTTAGGAAGTCGCTTGTAAGCTTCGGTGATTAGAAGCCTGATGATGTCCGTGTTGTTTTCTAAACCCCTGTCGGCTTTGATAGCATTGAATTTCTCTGCTACATCGCCTTCAAGGTCGATTCGAATCTGTATTTTCTCTTCGTTTGCCATATTAAATCACTTAGTATCATTCTGTGTGGTATAGTATTATATAAAACTTTTCTAGAGGCTAACTTCAGCAATGTTTTTATGCTAATCTTCAGAAAATCATTTAGTGTGACAAGAAGTGGCAGAAGAGAGTAAAGAGAAATTAAAACTTGGAATAATTCTTCAAGGGGAAATGAAGAGAAGATTTCTTGCGATAAAAAAACAGTGGGGATTAGAAAACAACACTGACGTCGTTCGCATGCTAATAACTCGAGAGCACGAAAAGATAGCGACAGGCAGAAGCGAATCTTAGCGTTGTTTTAGTCGTTCTCTAAAATTTACTGCTACGCCTGCATTGATGTCTTTAAGGGCTCCTTCTATTTCTTCAATCGCTTTACCCAAGTCACTTTGATCCTCCAATGCAGCTCGAGCCCATGTCAAAGCTTCCAATGCACCACGTACATAGTCATTCATGCTTTCAACTCCTTCAACATTTCCTGAATCTTTTCTATTTTGCCCTGTCTAACCAATCGCAACAAACCACGGACTTCCTTGATTGCTGCTTCCCTAGTGACAGCGACCTTCACTTTGGCTAGGCACAGTCGACAGCCATCCCTCAAACCATCCAAATAATTCATCCTTAATCCTCCTTTTCTCTTTTCGGCAAAAACAAGCTCTACGCCTAGAACTGCATAAAAAGGCTGTGAGCCAACGACATCAAACAGCGTGGAGAGAGAGCTAAGTGAAAGTAATCTTACTACGTATATATACGTGGTAAAAGTGAAACTATTCTTGTCTTCTCCAAAACAAATAGACCTTTGTTTGTGCCAAAATAGCGACAGCACGGAGTATTTTTGCTAGTTTTTCAACAGAAGCCGTCTTCAACATGTCCTTATACACGGTTTCCCTTCCATACGGATCATGAGAATTAGCAAACTTAAGAAGCAGAGGACTATGCAAAGAAGCTAGGATCTCACGAACCGCCTCTAGGTGCGACTTTAAGTCGCATAGTGTTTGCATGTTGTATTTTTCGCTGCTGAGAAAAAGAGGATTGAAACCCAAAGCCTTCAACCTTTCAATTGCAACCAAAACCTTCGGATCCGCCTTACTTTCTGCAATCTTTGTCATACCTGCCTTTTCAAAGAAGGGATTGTACTTCGCCATAACCGCTACAGTCTCCACATATGGCTTGCCACAAAGAGGCAGAGTATCCTTGACTAGTTTGGCGCCTAATCCAATAGTGCGATATTTAGGATGAATAATCACCCTGGAGATTAGGGAAATACTTTCATTCACCTCTCTAAGGCTCAAGGACCTTTCAAACGCTTGTCGGCGCCCGAAGCAATTGGCTCCAGGATAACGGTAAACAATGACTCCGACTATTTCTGCGCCTCGCTTTAAAGTGAATATCTTCTGAGTAGCTGCGAGACTGGAGGAACGATAGTGGAAAGGTGCTAATTCTTCATAGTCTTTTCTGGTGCCTTCTGCGACGTACATATCCCTAACGAGAGAACATTGAGCGTTGGTATCATATTTGCGGTATATGACTTCTACTCTATTACCAAAACCCTTTCTAACCACAATAGAAGGCTGCAGATCCTCCGCGAGATCCTCGTGGGTCGTGGCCACAAACACAGTCTTGCCTTCCTGCCTGGCTAATTTCTGCAAGTTGAAAGCCACAACTTTAGCAGTATCCCTATCCAAAGTGGCGCAAAACTCATCCAGAAACCAATACTGCTGCTTCTTAGACTCAATCAGTTTGGCTATGCGATATCGGTAACGCTGCCCGTCACTGAGCTGATCATAACGCCTAACGAAGAGAAAAGCATCATTCAACCCAACACGACTCAGTAATTCTAAACCTTCCTCAACAGTCCAGCCAACAGTATCAATCAAAGGCTTCGTTGGATCAATCGGCACATTAGAAACATTGAATGTATTAGGTTTCAGCAGTTTCTCCAAAGTCTTAAGCAAAGCACTCTTACCGGATCCACTAGGACCCATGATGTAAACCACATCGGTTGGGCCTATCCGCAACTCAACATTATCGTAGACGACCATTTTCTCTTGTTTGTCAATGCCTAAGCCAAAGGCTTCAGAAACCACAACAGTCCTAGGCGTCACTTGGGTCCGGACCCGGTAACTAATGTTAATATGATAAGTGCCAGAACGCCGATCAAACTTCTTGCAACATTTGACAATTTTAAACATCTTACCCAAGCTTAAAAGCCTCCAGATCCAGCGCCTTCATCTCCACAGTAGCATAGACCCCAAGCGCCAAACTCCAGAAAACATCGTCAAAGGTGCCGCTAGGATGATTCAACATTATGGTACCATCCTTACGCAACTCATAACGCTCGACATTGAGTTCGCTACAGAGATCGCTTCTATACGGTTTTTCCCACACCATGTGAGGATAAAACAGTTTTTCATTAAGCATCCTCTGCTTCAAAAGGCTCGCCATCTCGCTTTTCCTATTGACGCTGAAATGGACACCTTCCGCGTTTTTGATGCCAGCATTCTCCATATCCGAAATGATGCTAGGACCCTCTCTCGTGAAATCAACTCTGATTTTTTGGAAACCTTCCCAGCGGTCCTGCAAAGTCTTAATGTAACCTAACACATTGGCATATTTCGTTGGCTGGCTCCAAATCTTCAAATGCCGCAGAAAAAGCACGTCATTCACTCGGTCCAGAATTGAGAGAACACAATAATCTTTCACCTGGGCCAAGTCCAAACCACAAAACAGGTTGCCTGAATAGTCTCTGTCAGGGTCCCACGGCTGCAGGTCCTCGCGACAATTCTTAACCGTGCCAATGCAGGACACGATAAGGCTTTGAGGTAGCCAAGTGTTTTGGTCTTCAGCCCATTCGGCTTCCATTTCTCGGCGCCAACGAGCAGGATCTTCACCAAACTGCTTTCGAATCTTGTCAAGAATATTCTTTTTTAGTGGACCCTTAGGTTCTTGCGCCTGCTCCCAAGTGACATGATGTCTTGCAAAATCGCTATAATCCTTGTGATTGCACATCTTCCAAAACAACGAGTCCGTATTCCAGGGCGTGCTAGTGCAAATCAGTTTGCCATCTGTGGTCCCGAGGGTAAACAGGATACTATCATACAAATCCGTGTCATTTGACGTAAAGTTAGTTTCATCCCACCAGACAACGTTTAAAGTGGGTCCCCTGATAGTCTCTGGATTGTTAGGAAATGCCTCAATTACGGCGCCATTTGGAAAAGAAAGTCGCGTCCTTTGAGGCTTGAGATACGTATTTGGCGGCAGCCGACGAAGAAAATAGCTTATCCTCCGAATGTTCAACTTAGTTTGGCGCCAGCTAGGACCCACAACAGCAATATAACAGTCAGGATGCGTAAGAGCATAATTCAAAAGCAAAGCAGAAACAGTCCAGCTTTTCCCACTCTGACGACACCAGCGAGCAGCAATAAACTGATTCTCTCCAAAAAACTCGATAAGCTGCTTCTCGTATACTGTTGGCTCAAAACCTAAAATCTGACGAAAAAACTCAGTCGGATTAGTCTTCAACTCTTCAACTTGACGACTTCTAGCGCTTTCAGTATTTCGAATAGCCCTATTGAGTCTGGCACGTTCACGCCTCCATCTG